ATAGCACTACGATAGCAAAAACTATCGCATACTAAATCGTCGCCAAAACACGTCCAAATAAACTTCCTACCATGCTGCCTCTCGTAAACACTTGAGACAGCCTTCAAAAGTGCAGAAAATATGATAGTCTGCAACGGGAAGGTAAAACCATTTCCCATAGTAGATATCATGAACAAGGGAACTTCAATTCCGTCTCTAACCAATGTACGAGAACGCAAAACCAAAAGTAGTTCAAAAAACCACTTAGGGAAGAGCATCTCGCACAAGCGGAGAGAGATAGAATCAGAAGCGGAGCTAAGGTCAATAGTCGCAAGACTACCGTCCTTAGAACCAATCCTTGCGAGGGCACGATTAATATTAGGTTGAGTCCGAAGATCAATTCCAAAGAATGATCGCAGACGTGACTCTAATATTTGTGCTAAACCAAGCTGGAAATAAATATTCAGCGAAGGTTCAATACAAATCATGCGACTCGTTGCACTCGTTTTTGGTACGAAGCAACACCGGCTACCGTTGACTATGCTAATGTCTCCAAACCTTTCACGGCGGACAGCTTCCGCCTCATGAAATGTAGGGATCCATTCGGCATAGCGCCTATACTCATCGTATAGGAACGGAGATGTAGTGGTAAGCTGCGATGACATATATTTCGTATAGTACGAGGTATATAGGCCACCAACAGCAACACCTGGACCAGGACGACCACTCCGAAGTAAATCGAAGTAGGACCCGATCAGGCATTCACCCTCCGGATGGAGAAAGTCGTCTAGGATGACCCTCATTTCATTGAGGATAATACTATCGAACTCATCCAACGAAGGAAGGAACCACTCTCTACACCTGTTATTTGCAGATGTAAAGGTATCCCAAGCGGCTTGATCAGCATTACGAGTGTCCTTCGGTATATACTTACGTATAAGCGAATGGCACAAGTAGGTTGAAGCAAACTGTTTATAGGATAGGCCAACATAATCAAGGGGAGAACCCCCAAGATTAAGAAAGCCAACATCTTCGCTAACGGCTCTTAAAAGAGCAACAGGACTAAGGCCCATGTGAACTCCTTAAGCAAAACCTACAGAGGTAACCTAATCTTACAAAAAGGTTAGCCCCCTGCAGCAGCTACGATAGCTGAAACAATAGCCAGGGATGCTTTTCCAAGCAGCCCAGCTTTCGCAACAGCAATCGCAGTAGCAAGGATGGCAGCGGCGTGACTCTTGAACCAGGATGCGATATTATTCATATCACACCTGAAACGAGAGTATCGCCAATAGACGCTGAAATCTGGGCATGAACGCCCGCATGCAGCGACCAGCCAGCACGTACATTCGAAGCATCAGCGGAGTCAGATCCAGCTGGAACATCCCACTGAGTGGTGATATTCATCACTGCAGCGGGCTGACCAGCGAGAGGAGTAACTCCTTTTCTGGTGATATGTTTGTACGTGTTCCTTGGGATTGCCCGGAGTTGACCAGTCACTGGATCAACAGCAGGCAGGGTCTTAAGGACCGCAGGCCTGCTAAGGGTCGTAGTGAAAGGTCTCGATGGAGTGCT